GCTCAAACCTTTGGCAATCAACCATTGGCAGATAGAAGAGCAGAGTTCTTGATGCGCAATGACAAAGATGTTTCGTTAAGTTTAAACTTCATGAGACATGCCGCAATACCAGAATACCGTCATCTTTTTCACTTTGTTGAATATGATGATTTTACAAACGACCCAAAGAAAGAGATTGATAAAATATATGACTTCTTGGAAATTAAGAAATACAATCATGAATTTGAAAATATTAAAGATGTCTCAGGCATCTCTGAAGACAGTATTGTCGGCATTAAAAACTTGCATACGATTAGACCAACAGTGCAAAAAGTGTCACGCAAACCAGAAGACGTGTTCTTGCCACAAACAATAAAACGTTACTCAGGACTAGAGTTCTGGAGAAATATTTAGATGGAGTTAGAAGACCTGGTAAATGAATATCAGTTCAGGCGTTGTCGTGGTAAGGATGGCGCCACACCAAATGAATTGGCTGATGCATTTGCATTCTTTTGTGAAAACTACGTTTACATTAAACATCCTAACAAAGGTAAGATTAAGTTTGAATTGCGCGATGCACAAAAAGAAGCAGTTAAATCATGGTTAAACAATCGTTACTCAATCGTATTAAAAGCACGTCAAATAGGATTTTCTACTCTGGCAGCGGCGTACTCTTTTTGGTTGGCTTTCTTTTGGCCAGACCGTTTCATCGTTATGTTGTCAAAGACGGAAAGAGAAGCAACAAAGCTTCTAGCTAAGTCTAAATATATCTACAAGTTCTTGCCAGATTGGATCAAGAAAAATGGTCCAGAGCTGGTGCAAAACAACGTGCTTAAGATGTCGTTTGCTAATGACTCTGTAATTGAGTCAATGCCCTCAGCAAATGAGCCTGCAAGAGGTGAATCAGTTTATCTGGCTATAATCGACGAGATGGCCTTTTTGCCGAATCCTGAAGAAGCCTGGGCATCAATAGAGCCAATTGCAGACGTAGGTGGTAGAGTCATTTGTCTGTCAACTGCAAAAGGTGAAGGCAACATATTCTTCCAACTGTGGCAAGGGTCACAGAATGCTACAAATAGATTTCGTGGTATATTCTTTCCATGGTCTGCATCAGAGCGTGACCAAGCTTGGTACGATGCCCAAAAGGCAGAACTGCCAGACTGGCAGCTGCACCAGGAATATCCATCAAATCCAGAAGAAGCCTTCATACGTTCTGGTAGACCGGTATTTGATGTTGATATTTTAAAGATGTTTGTGACTTCGCCCGCAACAAAAGGTTTTAATAAGAAGCTAGAAGCAGGAGTAAACACATTCATCTTTGAATCAACAGGCGGCCCATTGTCTGTATGGGAAACGCCAATGTTTAATTCTGTTTATGTGATTGGTGCTGACGTTGCCGAAGGTCTAGCTAGAGGTGACTATTCCTCGGCTCACGTCATTGATGCCAAGACTGGTGTGGTTGTGGCCCACTGGCATGGGCACGTAGACCCTGACAAGTTTGGCGAAGAAGTGCTTTTAGCTTTAGGTTATTATTACAATAAAGCTTTAATAGGTGTAGAATCAAATAACCACGGTTTAACAACTCTAACTGCTTTAAATAAAGCTGATTACAATAATATCTATAGACAACGTAGATTAAACCAACGTAATCCAGAGCAGACAGAAACAATGGGTTGGCGCACAACAACATTAACTAAACCTTTGGCACTAGACGAACTTAGTGCAAATATTAGAGATGGTGGCATAACCATAAAATGCGAAAATACCATTGCTGAACTTAAGACCTTTGTTCGTGATGACAATGGATCAACCCATGGTTCGCCGCACGACGACAGAGTTATGAGCTTAGCAATAGCAAACCAGATGCTAAAATATGTATGGCTGCCTGAGTACAGGCCTAAACTAACCCCAACCTGGGGTACTTTAGATTACTTTGCCAGTAAAGTAAAAAAACCAATAAAAGAAAAAGAAGCACCAATTGGTGCGAATAACTGGTATTGAGGGAAAAAACCTCTATATAGTGTAGGAGAGTTTATGCAATGTAGCCTTTGTGAAACAGATTTAAAGACAGAGCAAGACCAAAAGCGCAGCATTTGCTTTGCTTGCCACGTAAAAGGGATTACTTTTACTTTTACTGGGGCTCAGTACGGTAAAGAAAACTGGAACACTTCAACCATAAAGGAAGCACAAAAGATGTACGAAAACATGCCTGGAGTAGAAAAAGTTTCATCAAGGAAAGAACTCATCTAGTATGGAAATTTTAGTCCCGATTATTGTCGCTGTTATAGGTGGCCCGTTAGTCGTGGCTATACAAAACTTAAGAAAAGAAAACACCGCACAACATGCTGAGTCAAGAGAGCTTCTAAAAGAAGTTGCTAGTAAAGTTGATAAAGTAGATGATAAACTTGAGGGTCACATAAATTGGCACCTCAACAAGACTTACAAAAGTAAGAAAAAAACAGTAACCAACAAGGAGAAATAAAATGGCACCAGAAGACAAAGGTGGAATGTCAGGATACGTTGCACCAGTTGCAAGAAAAAAAGGTAAAGGTAAAAAAGGAAAAGCAAAAGCTGCTAAATCAAAAGCAGACTATCGCCCAGGTGGAATGTACAGCACAGGCCGTGCAATACCACCATCGCCAGGTACAAAGAAGTCGTCCGCTAAGACACCACGTCGTAGCGCAGATGCCTATGGTTCACCGAAGAAATCAACAAGAAGCACAAATCCATTCATGGAATTGACTCGTTCGTTGTATTCGTACCCAACAACTCCAGGAGTTGGTGACTCATTGAAAGCAGCTGCACGTTCACTTTACTCAGCTGGTAACCCTAACTTCAAAGATGGCAAGAGAGTACAACCAGCAAGAAAAGCTAGTGGTGGTTCTGGCCCTCTTTACAAAGCAAAGCCAAAAGGCGGAAGCGGCAGCAAAAAGAAATAATGCCTGCTAAAAAATCAATGAAGCTTGGTGGTGGCGGACGCTTTGCCAAACTAGAGAAATCTCTAAAAGGCAAAGTATCCGACCCCGCTGCAGTTGCTGCTGCAATTGGTCGTAAAAAATACGGTAAAGCTAAATTTCAAAAGATGGCTGCAGCCGGCAAAAAAAGAGCCTCGAGGAAAGGTAAATAAATAAATGAAAACAGTATCAGGAACCGTTACGTCAAGCGCTGGCTTAAATGTTACAGTAGCAGATTACACCGATGCAATGATTAGAGTATCTGGAATCTGGAGTGGCACATTAAGTTTTACAGCAAATAATACTACTGGAGCATATTCGACAATTGCAGTACAGGATATAGATAGCACAAACTGGACTACAGCAGTTACATCAGAAACTGGTTCAAGTCCATCAACTGAAACAAACATGTATAGAGTTCCAGTTAGTGGTTTAACTAATCTTGCTTTTGCATTAGGACCAATGGATAGTGGTAGCATAGATATTGTTGTTACATTAATTTCAACCAGCAATGCCAGGTAATCCGCGTTATCCAACGTTACCAGCTACAACAACTAAAAATTATACTCCTAGAAAGAAGAAGCAAAGTGGCCGCAAAAAGAAAAAGTAACAAACCAGTGTGGGAGAAACCACGTCCTAAGTCATTAGGCAAATCTAAAAAGCTTACACCTGCACAGAAGGCATCGGCTAAAGCCGCAGCTAAAAAAGCAGGACGTCCTTATCCAAATTTAATTGACTCAATGCGTGTAGCAGCAAAAGCAAATAGAAAGAATAAATAATGGCTAAGGGAGTAAAACATTATTTGCCAAATGGCAAAGAGTACAAAGGACCTACACATAAAATGAATGGTCAACTTCATAGCGGAGCCAAGCACAGTGCATCAAGCAAAGTTTTGAAGCACGCTAAACCAAAGAAGAAATAATGGCTAAGACACCAGCGTGGCAACGCAAAGAAGGAAAGAATCCTAAGGGTCGGCTTGAACGCTAAAGGTCGTGCATCTGCTAAAGCACAAGGTATGAATCTTAAGCCACCGGTGTCTGCCAAGCAAGCAAAGAAATCTCCAAAAGCCGCAGCAAGAAGAAAATCATTTTGCGCTAGAATGGGCGGCATGCCTGGCCCAATGAAAGATTCTAAAGGAAGACCAACTCGTAAAGCGTTGGCTCTTCGTAAATGGAATTGTTAGGAGAAACATGAGAGAAAAAGATTCACCAGTAGGTCAGTCATTTCAAATTGCCATTAAACTTGGTAATATTGGTGGAATGAAAGATGAGTACGGAGAAGAAGGCGAAGAAGAAGAACTTCCAGAAGGTGTTACCAATCCTATTATTAAACTTGCTCCAGCAGAAGCTGATTATGTTGAATCAATGTTTGAAATAGTCGAAGAATATGGCAAATTAGCTGACAATGATGACAATGGAATCTGGGTTGGATATATGTCTCCCTCAGAGAATGAAAATAAAAGTATTGGTGTTAAATGTTCAAACTGCGCTTTCTGGTGTCCAAAAATGAAAGGCTGTCACATTATTGTTGAACAAGCAGAACCAAATGGCCTTTGCAGATTAGCTGCTATTGGCGAAGGACTTGTGAAGGGAAAAAGAAAATAAATGGCACGTAAAGCAAATAGTGAAAAGTTATCCCATTACCGTGGACAATTAGACTACTCTAAACGTTGGCGTCAAAATGAAAACTACGACCAACTTTGGACTAGATTGATCAACTTGTATCGTGGTAAACAATATCGTCAAGCATTGCCGTATGACAGATTGCTCGTAAACATTTCTTTTGCGACCATCAACGTTTTAGCACCAGCTGTTTCGATTGGTCGTCCAAAGATTTTGGTTAATCCTAGAACTCCTGAAGATGGCGATAAAGCAGTCTTAACGGAAGCTATTATCAACTACTGGTGGCAGCACTACCAATGCCAAGACGAATATCAAAGAGCAGTTAAAGACTTTTTGATTATTGGTCATGGTTTCTTAAAAGCTGGTTATCGTTTTGTTGAAGAAGAAAAAGTAGATGATGTTGAAGATACGGCAGATGAGATTGCCGCACCACCAACAGCTAATGTTGAATCTAATTTAATAATAAAAGAAGATAGACCTTTCTTAGAACGTGTTGACCCATTCGATATGTATGTGGACCCGGATGGTTGCACAATGACGGATATAAAGTGGATTGCACAACGTATTCGTCGTCCGTTAAAAGATGTCAAGGCAGACAAACGTTTTGATGCCGCCGCAAGAAAAGAAGTAAGTGCTACATCTTATTCAAGATACGGCAATGGCTACAACGGAACTTCTAATAGCAGTGTTTCTCCTGGCGTTGACAGTTATACAAGCGTACCTTCAGACCAAGGTTATGCCGACATCTGGGAGTACTACGATTTAGAGTCAGGTGAGATGTCAGTGTTCTCGGATACTGGCGATAAGTTCTTGGTCAAGCCAACCAAGATACCATTCGTGTTTGGTCATCCTTTCGTGATGTTGCGCAACTACGACGTGCCTGGCTTTTTCTACCCAATGGGTGAGCTCGAGGCAATCGAACCACTGCAGTACGAATTAAACCAGACTCGTACACAGATGATGAACCACAGAAAGCGTTACAGCCGCAAGTATATCTTTAGAGAAGATGCATTTGATGATGATGGTAGAGCAGCATTGGTGTCTGACGAAGACAACGTTATAGTTGCAGTTAAAGGTCAGGAAAGCCTTTCAAACGTGTTCCAACCAATACCGGCAATCATAAACCCACCAGAGTTTTACAATCAATCTGAACTTATTCAAAACGACATTGACCGTGTGTCAGGTGTCTCAGAGTATCAACGTGGTGCTTTGCCAGAGATTAGAAGAACAGCTACCGAAGCAGCTATTGCCCAAGACGCCGCAAATGCAAGAGCTGCAGAAAAGCTTGTTATTATTGAAAAGGGCATAGCAAGATGTGCACAAAGACTCATCATGCTAGCTCAGCAATTCTTAACTGGTGAACAGACCGTAAGAATCATTGGCACTGAAAATGCACCAGTATGGTTGACATTTGATAAAGATTACATCAGCGGCGAGTTTGATTTTAATGTTGAGGCTGGATCAACAGCACCAATTAACGAATCATTTAGGCGTCAGATGGCTTTACAGATTGTAGATGCCATGGCTCCTTTTGCTCAAGCTGGTTTGGTTAACTTGTCCAAGTTGGCCGAATACGTACTACGTATTGGCTTTGGCGTAAAGGATGCACAGTCATTCTTGCAACAGCCACCACCTGAGCCAGGTATGGAAGGAATGCCACCAGAAGGTATGCCACCTGGTATGGAAGGTATGCCTCCAGGCATGGAAGGCATGCAACCACCGTTGCCCGGTATGGAAGGTATGGTCCCTGGAATGGGTGAACCACCTTTAGTTCCTCAACAAAATAACGCCCCAGGCTCATTGCCACCAGAGATTTTAGCTATATTACAACAGGGCCGTCCGGCTCCGTTGAGCTAATTAAACATAAAAGAGAAAAAAAGTCTACTATAGGTAGAGGGAATAATCAGTGAAGGAGAACTCCCAATGACAGATAATAACGAAACAAATGCACTCGTTGACGACCCCACAATAGATGGACAAGTTGAAAACGCTGATAATGCAGAAGTAGAAGCCCAAGCAGAGCTAGAGCTTTTTGATATTACAAACTTTACCGATAAAGGTATTAAAGTTCAAGTAGATGGTCAAGAAGTAGTAATTCCGCTAAAAGAGGCTATTGCTGGGTACCAGCGTCAGGCGGATTATACCCGCAAGACACAAGAACTCAGTGAGCAAAGAAAGCAAGTACAGTTCGCCGCGACCCTGGCAGATGCCCTAGAAAAGGACCCGGCAACAACCTTGCAAATGCTTCAAAAACACTACAGTGTAAACACCGCCCCACAAGTGGACGATGAATACCTGGATCCGTCTGAGAAGCAAATCCGCAGCTTAGAACAACGACTCGTAGCCTTCGAACAGAAACAAGCTTATGATGAGTTGCAAAGAAAAGTGGAATCTTTGTCTAGCAAGTATGGTGATGATTTTAATGCAGATGAAGTTGTAGCTAAAGCATTGACGCTAGGCACGACTGACCTAGAAGCGGTTTTTAAACAGATTACTTTTGACAGAGTTTATTCTAAAGCTACTGAAACAAGTAAGAAGTTAGATGAGACCGAAGGTAGGAAAGCGGCTAAACGTCAGGCGTCTATTGTTTCATCGGCATCTTCCGCTAAATCCGGAACACCTGCTGCTGCAAAACCAACGTCGGTTTTTGAGGCTTACGAACAAGCCAAAAAGACCTTAAACATCTAACAACAAACAGGAGATATTAACATGGCCGGTAATCCCGACTTTAATGCACTGTTGTCAACTACGCTGCAGAACTATCAGCCTACACTAGTAGACAACATTTTCAAGGACCTCGTCCTTCTTAACCACCTCAACGAAAAGGGCAGAGTCCGTGTCGAAGAGGGTGGCACACAAATCATTGAGCCAGTGATGTACGGAGTCAACGACACCGTATCCACATACTCAGGATACGATGCAATTGACCTTACTCCACAAGAAGGCATCTCGGCTGCAGAGTACGATTGGAAGCAGATGGCTGCTTCTATCGCAATCAGCGGTATCGAAGAAGCAAAGAACCGTGGCGCAGAGGCAATCATTAAATTGCTGAATGCAAAAATACAACAGGCTGAAATGTCGCTGAAGACAACTCTTAACGAGCAACTCTTTGGTACACCATCAGTCGCACCAGCAGCTAAAGACTTCAATGGTTTGGGTAACATCATTGGAACCCAGAACAACACAGTCGGTGGCATTGATGCATCAAGCAACACATGGTGGAACCCAACACAAGCAACAAACATGAACGTAACGCTTTCGCTTGCTAACATGGCTGACGTATACAACCGTGCCTCAAAGGGCAGCGATGTTCCTGATTTGATTATCACGAACACTTCGTTGTTTGAGAAGTACGAGTCATTGTTGACCAACAACGTGCGTTACCAGGACGTAGCAAAAGCCAACGCAGGTTTCACAAACTTGATGTTCAAGCAAACACCAATCGTGTTTGACCTTGAATTGGCAGTTGACGCAACCGATGCGCCAATGTACTTCCTTAACACGAAGTACCTCAAGCTCACTGGCATGAATGGTTACTGGTACACAACCACAGACTTTATGAACGGCACTGTAGCTGGCGTTGACGCCCGTTACGCTCTCGTTTTGGCCTATGGTAACCTTACCTGCAGCAACCGTGCACGTCAAGGCTTCATGACCGCAGACGCGTAAGAATAATTAAGTTTCGTTGGTGGGGGAGTTTAAAGGGTTGCTATCCTTCGAGTAGCCCCTCCCTCACCGGCGATTCCCCGCAATACAAAAACAAACAAACAATTAATCAACATGATTGATTAGAAAGAAAAAGGTAATAATCATGAGTACAAATAAATTCATTGTAGAAAGAACAGTTGTTGGAGATACCAACACTGCACTTACTCAAACATCAGGCATAGACTACGTTGACGTAACAGGTTTAAACTGGTACGGCAAGGCAGGCGAAGTATACAAGTTCAAAGCAACAGTTGTATACGATGTCAACGCCACTGGCACAGGAGCTAACTTCTCCGTTAATGGTCCAACGGCATCGGTTATATCTTACCGTTCAGTGGTTTCAACTTCAGCAACAGCTGAAGCTGTGAACTACGGTAATGCATATGACCTTCCAGCAACACCTGCCCAAAGCACTGGTTCTGCATTCACGACAGATAACGTTGCAATCGTTGAGGGTGTAATTTCACCTTCAGCTGATGGCACGATATCTATTCGTGCGATGGTAGAAACTGTTGCCTCGGGCACATGCACAGTACAGGGTGCAAGCTCTGTTCTTACATGGAGCCGCATTGACTGGCCAGTTGAAGCCTAATCAATAAAACTAGTTACGTGCCGCCAGGGGGAAGGACCCTTGGCGGCATGTTCTACATTTAGCACAAACGAAGGAGAGTAATATGAGCAAACAAACACAAGGTGTAGGCCAAGGTTTAGCTGGCACAGAACCATACGGAACTATGCAGGGCACACGCCACATTGGTAGTGCAATAGCTGATTATCATGGCAATTCTATTAGAGCAGTTGAGATAGCTCCACCATCGGGTGTAGAGCACAAACTTGATAATATAACTTGCACGGCAATGGGTAAAAAAGAAGTAAAGTGCATGGCTCCTAGAGCAAAAGGTTCTTTGTTTTGCATAGGTCACTTGCGCCAAGTAGAAAAGAAATTGGCCGCACAACAAAAAGAAGAAGAAGTAAAACCAGAGGAGTAATCAATGGCAAGTCCCAATACAGCAATCAACTTTGGTACAAATAGAGATTTAACTTTAAACATTGTTTTGTCATTTGTTGCCCAGCTGCTTGATTTTGATATTGGCACTGGTGCCAACGCAGACGTGCCTACTGATGTTGTAGAAGGTTTTGTTAGAGAAGGTTTTGAAAAGATAGTGATGGCTGACACTGGTTGGCCGTATTATCAAACATCATATGAATTTGATGCCGCTCCTACAATTGACATAACCATTTTGACTAACGTCGCAACTCAAGCAAATGGACAAGTTGCCAATCATCAATACGTAACCGGGGACTTAATCACGGTCAGTGGTTGTACTCCAAGTGCATACAACGGAACCTTTACCGTCACTGTTCCAATTGATATAACAACCAACTTGCCGTCGACAACTTTGTTTAGTTACACAATGTTAACCAACCCTGGTGGTTCGGCAACTGTAGTCGGAACCCTTGACAGTGGTTCTGCGGTAGTTGGCACTGACGGTCGTAGCTATAACGCTAACTTCGATCAAGTGCTTCCGGTATCAACCACATTGGCTTCTTTTAATGACATCGCAAAAATAAACAACTGTGTTAATGTTACAGACATGGGCAATCAATTAATTTACACAGACAACTATAGAGCTGAACAAGTTTGGCCTATAAACAGCGACAATGATATTGAAGGCATTCCTGCTTACTGGTCTTTGTGGGGTCAAGCAATAAATCTTTGGCCAAAACCAGATTCTCTTTACACGGTTCGAATCATGGGTTATCGTCGATACAACATCAATTGGTTAAGTGATGGTAACTTGGCAATTGATATAGACCCGGAGTTTCATATGCCGTTGATGAACTATGTTCTTGCACGCATCTTCCAATTCCAGGAAGACCCAGACATGGCCGCAATCTACATGAACAATTATGAACAAGGTGTAGCAATGATACGCGGTTGGAAGACTGCCGTTAACCGCAACCAACAAATGGTTCTTTCCGGTGGTTTACAACTAAATCCATATGACTACTACAGATACATGGCAAACTTGTCACTACGTGCAGTTGCTGTGGGAGAATGGGGATAATTAGTGGCAAAAGGATTTATATCCACTAGTCCAAGAACAAATGCTCCTACCGGCATTCAGTTTGCAGAACAAAGAGATTTTACTGGTGGTTTAAACTTTCGTGCAGACCAGTTCCAATTAGCTCCTAACGAATCACCTTTTATTCTTAACATGGAAGTTGATCCACGTGGTGGTGTGTTTAGTCGCGCAGGATATCAAACATTTAATTCAACTGCGGTATCAGGCACTTGGAATCCAAAAGCTTTGTTTAATTACAAGTATGTTGGAAACCCGCACATAATGCTTACAACTGGTTATGTTACATCTGGTGCAGTAAACGGCAAGGTAATGTATGCCAACAGTGCCAGCCACAACTTTGTAAATTTAAACAGTGCTGTGTCAACTCCATTGGCGGTCAAGTCACTTAATGGTGCCAGCATGACGCAATGGGAAGACACTCTTTATATTGCACTTGGCAAAGATGCTACCAATATGTTTAAATGGGAAGTAGGCAATACATACGCTACATCGTTGTTGGCGTCTAGCCCAACGTGGCAGCAATACACTCTTCCTGTTGGTGGCTACATGCCAAGAGCAGAACTTGCAATAACACATGCTAACAAACTGTTTGTTGCTAATACAAAAGAGTTTAACACCGATGCAACTCCAACGCTAACTGATTTTCCCAATCGTTTGCGTTGGTCGCATGAAAGCCTACCAGAAGACTGGTACGTAGATGACTATATTGACATCATCGCTGGTGGTGAGGGTATTCGTGGCCTTGCCGTAGTTGATGGACAGTTGTTGATATTTAAACCCAAAGCTGTTTACTTGCTGATGGGTTACGATGCTGATTCATTTCAATTGGTAGAGGTCACAAAGTTTGTAGGCATAGATACTCCACAACAGTGTGTTGAGGGTGATGGTGGCATTTACTTCTTTGATTATCCAAAAGGTTTATACTTTTATGACCGCAATGGATTGCAAAACATTTATAGTCGTCTTGATCCAACAGTGACACAAAATGAAATCAATGCACAAGAACTATCAAAAATTACGCTGGGGTTTGTTAACAACAGATTGTGGATGTCAGCTCCTTACGACTGGGAAAATACCAAAGTTCTACCAATTAAAGCAACTGTTAATTTTATTTACGATAAAAGCATTGGCCAAGAAGGCGCATATACAATGTTCCAATCGGCAGATGAGTTTGGTTTATATGCCGGATGTGACTGGTTTGATTCAGATGAAGAGGTTTATCATTTGATGATAAATCCAGATGATAGCTTTCCATACATTTATATGGTTGACGAATATGAAAGTGGCAACATTCCCGTTGAAGCAAAAGATGACGTGCTGCAAGGTGCTACACCAAATAGCACCGGAAGCTTTACGACAAATTACACAACTTCTTGGTTTTACAATGACCGTTACGTACAAGACAAAACATTTGTTAAACCTTTGTTTGTTGTGCGCAACGTGCTTGAAGATACTCAAATAATAATTAACGTATATCATGATTTCAACAGCACTACGGTGGCTAACCCAACTACACTGATACTTGATGCAGCACAATCCGGTGGTGTTTATGGAACTGCAATTTACGGTACTTCAATTTACGGAATTGATTCATTGCCAACAACAATACAGGCAGGAAGTAGATTGAAGAAAGCAAAATCAGTGCAACTTGAATTTATTGGCCCAACAGATATAAACAGCAATCCATCAATCTATCCAGGTAGATATTGGGGCATTAATTCAATTGCATATAAATTTAAATCTAGAAGAATAAGAAGCCAGAAGTAGGGAGAATAACATGGCAACAATATTTACAATTCCAAACACATTCGCAAATGGTGGTATTGTTTTAGCAGAAGAACACAACGAAAACTGGGAAGACGCAAAGGAATATTTTGATGCTTTGTCATCAGGTTCAAACTTTGTGTCAGGAGCTATTCTTAACGCCACAATTGCAGACAACGCAATAACTACAGCAAAGATTGCAACAGATGCTGTAACTACTATTAAGATTACAGATGCAAACGTAACGAGTGCCAAGTTAGCATCGTCGTTAACTTTAGTAACACCAAACATTGGTGTTGCAACAGGCACATCATTGACCGTAACAGGAAATGTTACTGCAACAGGAAACATTACCGCAACAGGTACTGTTGTAGGGCACGTCGCGACAAATGCGGTGGGCACCAGTTACACTTTGCTTTTGGCTGATGATGGAAAGATAGTTGAAGTAAACAATGCTGCGGCAAACACTTTGACCGTTTCCCCAGACTCAACAACCAACTTTACAGTTGGTACACAAATTCTTGTTATTCAAACCGGTGCAGGTCAAACAACCTTGACTGCAGGAGCCGGAGTTACAATCAACGCTACACCAGGACTCAAACTGCGTGCTCAATATTCTTCGGCAACTTTAATTAAAAGAGCTGCCAACACCTGGATAGCTTTGGGAGACTTAGCAAGTTAATGAGGTTTATTGTTCCTAGCACTGGTGGCGGAAAACCGTCTACACCAACAATCGGTACAGCCGTACCAGATAACGCTGGTGCTACGGTTGTATTTACTCCGTCAACATATATTGGCAAAGGCACCATAACATATACCGCTACTTCTAACCCAAGTGGTATAACTGCAACTGCAGGAGTTTCGCCAATCATTGTTACCGGTTTAAGCAACGGTACTCCTTATACATTTACCGTCAGAGGCACAACAAACTATGGTGTGCAATCTGACGCATCTGCTGCTTCCAACTCCGTTACACCAACAGCTCCTGCTCCTCCTCCACCACCACCACCTGGACCACCATCTTGTACACCTGGCCCAGAATGTCTAAACGACGCATGCTCAGCTTGTAGCGCACCATGCTGTGTTGGTGGAACTCCGCAGTGTTCTTGCCAGGCTTATCTCAACGCCAACTGCAGTCGTTCTTGCTTTAATGCGTGTTGTTAAGGTATAATATAAGTATGCCATGCGTAAATGAACATCAAACCCCACTTCCAAATATTTACTATTCGTTAGTGGTAGATGGGGAAGTTGCGTCTAACTGGAAAGTGTGCGTATCTTACGAAGAATGGGTTACGGCTTTTGCTTCTGACCCTACAATTGAACTAGAAAACGACGCAGATGAAATATCTAATGCCTATACTTTAACCGTAAAAAATAAAATAGTCAGTAGAATAAAAATTCCAAAGAGTGATGAAATGGTCAATGCCATATTCCAATCAAACCCAACTGTTATTAAATTAACAGATGAGCAGTTAGAAATTGGTATAGGGCCTGGTTGGCTTTGGAACGGAACAGAATTTATCGAAGGAGAAGAATTTAATGAACGCTTGGCAAAGATATAAAGAGAAACTAGGTACTACCCGTCCTTGGGATTTTATAAACCCAAACACGGAATACGCAACCATAGAAGACGAAAGCACAAGAATGTCATTGTGCATGGATTGTCCTGAGTTGATCAAGGTAACCAAGCAGTGCAAGCAGTGCGGATGCTTTATGAACTTGAAAGTTAAACTAAAAGAAGCCCAATGCCCGCTTAAAAAATGGTGATGCTTAACTCAATAGAACACAACGGAATAGTAATCTACAGAAATCTTCTGTCAAACCCGCAAGAAATGCTGCAGTACATACTAGATGCCGAAGCAATATCAAAGGTATGCAAGTTTGAAAGAGCTTTAGTAGTTAACCCAAATGGTATTGAAAAAGATGAGTGGAGAACCAACGAGGTACTGCACCTTCTTAGATTAGACAGATTAAATGAAGAAGTAAAGAAAGACGAGGGAGTCCTAGCTTTAGGTGACGTTTATACTCAAGTTCATAATATGTTTGAACAGTGCCTTAGTGATTATCTGGTGCGTTTTAACTTCTCTATAAAAGAATCTTACGACCAAGGCTATCAAATATTAAGATACGCTAATGGCGGTGAGTATAAAAGACACATGGATGACGGGCCAAAAACCCCGAGACGTGTGTCTGGGCTTATGTATTTAAATGGTGACTATGAAGGCGGAGAGCTAGAGTTTCCTTATTTAAATTTTACATATAAGCCTTATGGTGGGGATTTGTTACTGTTTCCATCAGGAGTTCCTTATATGCATGCTGCCAAACCTGTGACATCCGGCACAAAGTATTCGGTTGTTTCTTGGTGGTTTTAAACAATATAAACAAACTTAGAGAAAAAATTACTAATAGGTAGAGGTATAAATGGCTTACGACCCAAGTTTATTTGAGGCTAATAGAAGAGCAGTAACCAATAGATATGGTGCTGAATCGGCTATGAACGCCTATCGTCAGTTCTTGTCCAAGAGTAGAGGGCAAAGAAACATTGAACAATACGACCGAGAGGTTAAGAAGGCTGCTCCAAAGTTAACTTCTAGCTACGCTCAACGTGGACTCTATGGCCAGGGTATTAGGTCTGGCATTTACAATCGTGGCATTGGTGAGTTTGGTCAAGAGGCCGTTCGCCAAAGAGGGTACCTTACAGAAGACTTGTCGGAAGCCGACAGACAGTATGACATTGGACAAAGGCAGCTTCTAGCTAATTTACAAGCATCGTTAGCTGATATGGAAACAGATAAAGCTAGACAAATTTCACAAGATGCGCAAGCTCTTTTACAATTAAGGTAGGATGATATGGTAACAGGCGTTAAGAAATACCCACCAGGACAAAAACCACCAGACCCTAAATATCCACCTGGGCAAAAACCACCAACAGCAAGAGGCACCGTACCTGGAGCAATCCTTGCTCAACAAGGTAGAACAGGCGTAGTAGCTCCTACGCCAGTAAAAACACAAACTGTAGATTTTGGTGACCCAGCTGCAATTGCTGCTGAAATAGCCAGTAAATTTCAAATAGAAAGTCTTGCAGACCGATTCCCTAAACCAACAAGCACTGGTAGCGGCACAAGTTCTGCAGTCACAGTTAAACAAATGGAAATCGATGAAGAAAAAAGAAAAGAAGCAGCAGAAAATAAAAGAAAAGCCCAAGGTGCTGCAGCTTCATCGCAGATGTTACAAGATATGCTTGCGGCATTGCCTACAAGATTTCAAGGTTTAGCAGGTTTACTTGATCAATCAAAAGCAACGAATGAACAATACATTCAAGACCAGTACAAGACTGCTCTTGGAGATTTAACAAGCCGCAGAGACACTGGTGCCGAATTGCAAAGACAGGGTTTTGATGCATCGAGAGAAGCCTTAACTAGAATGGCACCAACTGCATACCAGGCTCCAGCACTACAATTACCACAGGCCGCAACAAATCAGCTGTCACAATACTTGTCAGCTAGAGGAGTGCCTCAACAAGAAATTGAAGCTGAGGTTGTAAAGGTAAATCAAGCATCAGAGTCAGCACAAACTAACTACACTGGTCTTCTTGGCACGCTGTCGGCAATAGAACAAAACGCACAGCAGTCACGTCTGGTTGAAAACAACCTTGCCCAAGCATTGGCAAACGCACAACTGCAAACCATTTATGGTGGTGCAACATCAGGCTTAGAACAAGAAAGATTAAAAGGTTTGAATGACCTTTATAATCAACTGCAACAGCAGAAGTTCCAACTTGAGCAAACTAAGATTGCACGTGAAGATGCACTTAACGACGCTCTTGCAACGCTTGCACAAGCAGGCTATCCAATTCGTGGAGCACAAGATGCTACGCAACCACCTGGAGGTGGCGGTGGCGGAGGCGGTGGTCCATTGCCAGGACAGCTAGCAGCAACAGCAACTCCACAAGAAGTTATTACTAACCAACTAGCAAACCTTGCACCAGCAGCACAAACACAAGGCAGCACACCACAAGAGTTATTGGCTGCTCTTAGTGCCAGAAGGGCAACACCATTTGCTAAAGGTGGCGTAGTAACCAAACCCACTTTAGCCATTGTAGGTGAAGATGGACCAGAAGCTATAGTTCCTCTTTCAAAACCAAAGGCCGCAAAAAGAGTTAGCCAAGAAGCCAAGAAAGAAATGGTCAGACAAAAGTTTTTAAACATCTACGGAGCAAGAAAATAATGGCTGAACAACAACAGTTTAGTTTACAAGATGCCTTGTTGTTATTGTCGCAATTTGCACAGGCTGCTGCACCCACCGAATCACAGCGTGGTTATCAGCGTGGTGTAGAGGACATTTTCGACCCAAAGGTTTTGGCTATATCTGACCCTTTTTCAGCAGAAGCTAAGCTTCCAACACTTTATTCTGAAGATGAACTGATTGACCTTTATGCACCAGACTTAAGACTTTATGGAACTTCGGACCCAGATAGTCTTGAAGCCGGCATCTTCGCAGATGTTCTTGGTAGAAAGAATCTTGCAGAAATAAACAAAAACATAAGAGCAAGCTACGAAGCAGAACTTGACAGACTGCAAACTTTAAATCCTAATCTGGCTTTGATCGACACACCAACTATTGAAGACTATCTTCAAATTGGCAAAGACCTTTATAAAGATTACAGCAGAGTTCGTTCAGAAGATAAAAAGCAACAACTTGCCTTTGCTGAAGCAAAAGAAAAAGGTAACATCTTTAAACAAGCAGGTTATCCAGACATAACTGAGACGTACCAACCAAGAGAGTTCTTTGCGCCGCAATATGAAGCAGTTGACGAAGAACTTATGAAGCGTTTTGCAGCAGTGCCGGAGTTAGCAAAGTTTGACCCAATTGCATTCAAGGTGCCACCACAACCTGCTGCTACGGCTGCAGGGGTGCCTAGTGGAATTGCAAGACAGCAAGGACGAGGCTCAGCACCACAACCTAGTCGCACAGCCGATGCGAATATGGACGTGCAATCTCAAGCCAGAGACTTTAGAGAAAAAGTTTTGGCTGAACTAGACAAGATAGCAACAAAGAAAATTCAAGAATCAGGTAGAAGTCCCTTCCTTGACAAGGCAGCAAGAGCATTATCAGTAGGTAGATAGTAATGTCACTACAACAACAAGCAGCCGATATCGCTTTAAGAAGAAGCGGTTTATTAACAGGTGCAGCCACGTCTGCTGGAGCTGGCGCAGCACGTGCTGTAGGCCAAGCTACTGCCACTTCACCACAACCCGAACCAGACAAGCCTAAGACACTTGCCGAGATGGCAGCTGACATCAGTGCTAGACGTGGGCAATCTACGGGCGGCTCAGGTGGGGGCGGAACCAAAGGCCTTGACAGAGAAGTTGTTACAAAGTATGGCAAGAGCGCAAGAGCTGCAGCCCGTCAAGGCGTAGACAAAGAACGCATAGCTAAAATACAGTCAGGTGAAGCACAGCCTGATGGAGGACCACTAGGTGTCTTAGGTAAAATTGTTAACTTTGACCTTATTCCTGGCAAGCTCGCATTCCAACCAATAAGAAGCGCAGTGCTTAAACCATTGGAAGTTTTAGATACCGGTAGACGAACAATTATATCTGGCGTAAATGAATTGGTTGACCTGATGCCAGGTGGTGACAACGCTAGCTTCAGTGATTTCCTTTCACAAGCTCGAGATACTTCTTATGGTTTTGGTAAGGCGTTTGCCAATCCAACCGGCAACAAATGGTTGGACAGAGCAATTGGTTTGACTGGCGACATCCTACTTGATCCAATCACCTACTTAACTTTTGGTACTGGTGGTTTTGCAAAGTCGGCTGCACTTGGGGCACTTAAACAAGGTGTAAAAGTTGGCACAAAACAAACCGCAAAAGCTGCTAGCAAAGAAGGATTAGAACGTGGCTTGCGTGTTGTAGCTGATGGCGGCAAATTAACAGACGATGTGGCAAGAACTTTGAACCCTGCGCAAAGAGGTGCAGTTGAAGAAGTTCTCAAACAACAACGCGTAGGTGTACGCCGCACTCTTGGTGCAAGAACACGCGAAGACCTAGCACAAGGTGCCCGTGAGTTAAGAGAAGAAGCTGCAGAGATTGCAGCCGATACTAGCGGCACCTACAATGCAGCAGTTCGTGCCAACGCCGAAGGTGTACTCAATACGTTGACTGATGATGTAGTGAGTGACCTTGCTACACGTGGCTACAGAGCTGCACGTGGCGACGTAGCAGAAGCACTTGGCTTGCGTGGTGGTTTGCGATTTGGTGTTGGCAAAGCAAAAGTTATTATTCCAGGTACGGAAAAATTTGCTGACACAGCAGGTGCAATCATTGGTGGCACAAGAGTTGGCGGTTTTGCACTTCCCGGCACCGACAAACAAATTGTTTTGGGTGATTTGGTAAACACAAAAGTAGGCAAGAAAATATTGGGTGTTGCCACACCGGTTGGTGATGGCGGAGTATTTGGAGCTAAGAACATTTTAAACATGAGACTTGCTCTACGTACCGGACAGTATGATGGCAGAAAGTTAACACCCAAAGAAGGAAATGATTTTGTAAAGATACTTGCCGCAGACAACGCATTCAGAACCGTGCGTTCAAATCAACGAAGAGAAGGACAACAATTGTTAAGTCCAGCACTGGGTGGTGCAGACTCAAGAACAGTAAGCGACTTGCTTGACTTGTCCAATCCAGTTGCAGTAACCGCAAGGGCAACAGACGATGACCTTGATGCAGTGCTTTTTCCTGATGTCGTACCAGGTAGACCTTTAACAGCAGCAGAGTCATTTGAGACCGGCGTTCCAATGACAGGTGGGCGCAAACCTAAAATAGTATACAAACCAAGAGTTGATTTGTTGGACGATTCAATGACACCCGAACGTGCCAGCGAATTGCTTGGCAGACCGGTCACACAGGCGGAATTAAATCAAGCTCGTGTGTGGCGCAAAGTTGGCGATGGGTTTTATGAAAGAGCAAACTACTTAAACCAACGCGCAAAGTTAGCTGCTGGTATACCGATAGAACAAATAGATGATTTGCCAAAGAATGAATCCTGGTTTCCACACGTATTGACCGACAGAGCAAGAAGAGGCGTAAGAGATAAAGAGTTAACAGTTAAAACTGTCGGTGCAGACCTGCTTAACAGCGTCGACAATCCGGCAGCTGACCGTAGCTTTGCACTTGCCGGTTCCAATGTTCGTAGACTTGTTGCAGGAGAAAACTGGTTTGGCGTAAAGCTTACACCCGAAGACGTATCTCAGGGAGTAAAACGTTTTAACCAGATTGCCCGCGAAAAAGGTGGATTAAAATACGACATCTTTGAAACAGATGCAGACACAGCATTCACAAGATATGTTGACGGTTGGGCTCGTGACAGTGCCTACACGGAGTGGTTGTACAATATGGCTTTGGCAACTGAAAATGCTGCTCTTCGTGGCAGAAGTGTGTTTGATGAATCAACCGGCTTGAGTCCAAGCAGTGTTCCTGGACAAATTTATCCATACACCAGAGCAGAAATACGAAGCGCATATCCTGAAGATTTTGGTGAAAGAATAATAACGGCAAAAGAAGGCGACCCCGCTGCAACATTGTTTAGAAACAAAGGCTTTCAAGGACTAGTAAAACAAGAACAGGCTAAGTATACGTTTGGTGTACCGGTGCCATCAAAGATTTCTGATTTTGCTGATGCAGTAACTAGCATCCTTACGCCTGAACGCGTTGCTGCGTTGAATACGGTAGAAGGTTTTGCTGATGAGATGAGTTTTTTGGGTGACGAAATAGCTAAACTTGCTGATGATATTGACACTAAAACTTTAGCAGGCAAGGGTCTTTTTGCGGATGCTCTAAATGAAACTTTAAACAGTTTTGAACAACGTCTTTTTAATCTACGAAGATTGTCAGAAACAGTTCCTGGAGGAGTACCAGCAGGCACTGGTGCAGCGATGTCTTCTGAAGCAGCAGCACTGACAGCCTCGTTAAGAAACGAAGCAGACAATCTTGTTCTTAAACTTAACAGTGTTGATCCGAAAAAGTGGATGGCTTTAGTGCCACAATTCTTGGACAATGCAACAATGTTCTTGCAACTTAACTCAAGAAACTATCCTGGTCTTATTGCTTCGCCCGAAATTGCAGACATGATTAAGAACTTCAGAAGATTAGAAGACCCCAAATTTGCAACAGCAATTAACAATACTGTTATTGGTCCATTAACACAAATGTTCAAGAGTTGGGTAACCGCAACACCAGGCTTTCATTTGCGCAACGGGATATCGAACATATTCTTCATGTTGGCTGCCGGCATGGACCCATTAAATATAAGAAGAGCAACAAGAGTCTACAGAGCTTATTCTGATTTCTTGAAGAGTCAGAACTTAGATGATTTGCTTGGCATGGGCGCTGACGAAACTGCTGAATATGCTTTAAGAGCAAGAGCAGTAAGAAGTTTAGAGGCCAGAGGAAAGACCACCACTGATGCGGACATTGCCGAATGGTTGACAAGTAGAGAAGGCAAGTATGCACAAAGAGCTTATGATGAAACTAAGAGAATAGATATATCTAGAGTTATGGATGAATTTATTCGTAGCCCACAATACAACGCATTGGTGAAAAAAGGTGGGGCAGATTACGATGAAGCCATGGACGTGCTTGCCGCAACTCAGTATGGTTTCAAAGGTCTTATCGGTGATGTGTTTGAAGACACCGGCTCGTTGGGCATCAGCGGTAAACTGAACAACAAAACTGGTGCACGAGCCGCAGCTTCAAGAGCAGCAGCTAAACCATTGGGATTGTCCCGTAGTGCTGGTAACGCAATTGAAAACTGGTCACGTTTTGCTTTGACTTTTGATGGTGTTGCGCGTGGCATGTCGCCAGAAGCAGCAGCTGCCCGCACATCAAAATATCTTATTGACTATCAGGACTTGTCGATTGCAGACAGAAATATAAAATCTGTTATTCCGTTTTGGATGTGGACCAGCCGTTCGTTCCCACTGATTGTCGAATCATCGTGGGCCAACCCAAGAGCATTTGCTTGGTGGAATAGTGTCACAAGAAACTTGACTGATGAAGAAGGAATGCAGGACCAGAAGCGTCCTTACTACTTGAGAAGCTCGTTTAAACTTCCGTTCGGTGATAACATTTACGGCAGCCCAGACTTTGGTTATCAGAAACAAGAAGAAGCTTTTGGCTCATTGATTGATCCACGCACTATTTTAGGCGGCGTTTCTCCTGTGTTCCGTGCACCGATTGAAGTTGCAATGAACGAACAGTTCAGAACTGGTCAAGAAATATACAGTCCAACTTACGACAAAGGTGGTTTGCGTGAACAGATTGAGTATTTAGTCAAGAACATCAGCGGTATTGGTTCTGCTGCGCAACGTGCTGCAAACGTGGTACCTGGTACGTTGAACCTGGCTGGTGCGATACCTGGACTTGGTGGGTTGCAAAGCGCAGCTGGAGCATTGGAAACTGCACCAGTCATTGGTGACTACATTGGCGCACCAGGATACATCGAAGAAAAAAAGGGACCGCAAACAACCGAAGCATCATTGCAGGCACTGTATCGCTTCTTGGGTTTGCCATTCTATCAACTGCAACCATTCCAAGAAGAGTCTGCAATGAGAGAACAGATGAAGATATTAGACAGAGAAGCCGCAAGAAAGAAAGCAGAA